GCCACTGATGATAGACATTGCGGTTTAGATAATGTAATCAAACCATTAGGTCGCGATGCTCATCGGCGCAGCCTGAGATCAAGCGGCCCAGCGAAGACGTTGTAGCGTCCCTGCTGGGCCTGACCACCAAGCTGGTAGGAGCAGCTCGAATGGCTGGGACGTCGTTTATCTGTGAATCCGTTAGCGCGTCAACGCGCGTCGTTTTAGCGACGTGTAAGGAATGTGAGTCGCCGTTTAAATATGAGCATGTCGGAAGAAAGCCAGGAAGGCCACGTGAGTTCTGCTCCAAGAATTGCAGTGCAAGATTTCACTATAGGCGATCATATCGCAAAAACGGAACCAAGAACTGGCGGAGACATACGTTCAACTGCCAGGTTTGCCTAAAACCATTCGAGACATACAATCGGCGGACGGTCACCTGCGGAATATCATGCGGAGGCAAACTGGGAGTTGCCAACGCTCTACAACGGGGAACACGGCCGAAGGGGGTCTTCGCTTCTGATAATGAGAGGTGGCGGCATTTCACTCATAGCCGCCGCGCTAAGATCAAGGGGCAAGAGAAGTTTCCTTCGACAGAAATATATGAGCGCGATGGCTATCGATGTGGCCTGTGTGGCGGGAAGATTGACCGTCGAACGAAGTGGCCTCATCCGCGATCAGCCAGCCTGGATCATATTAAGCCAATAAGTGAAGGCGGCGAGCATTCGCGCGTCAACGTGCAATGCGCCCACCTAGGCTGCAACTCCAAAAAACACGCCGGTGCAGGAGGACAGCACCGTTTGTTCGGATAATGGGATAGAACATGGCAAAAGGCGGCTATCGACCAGGGGCGGGGAGGCCGCCCAAAAAGCCTAAGCCGACTCCGGCATTGCCGCGAAGCGAGGGACAAACAGGCGGCCCAGACGATGTGGCCAAGATGCCGCTCGAATACATGTTGGCCGTCATGAACGATCCGACCGCTGATCTAACTCGGCGCGATCGAATGGCGATTGCCTCCGCTCCATTCGTGCATGCGAAGATTGGCGATGAGGCCTCCGGCAAGCGCGACAAGGATGCCGCCGCCGCCAAGGAGGGTGCCTCCGGCCGGTATGAGCCGCCGCCGCCGCCAAGGCTGGTTGTGAACGGCTAGTGCCTGGATGGAATGGAGCACTGCCTGCCTGGATTGGGAACGGAGGCTGCTTGCTGGCGAATCACTGATCCCATTCGGGCCATTATTCCCGGGTGAAGCGGCGGCAGCTTCAGAGATCTTCCGGGACCTGCGCATCGTCGATGCGGCTGGCAGTCCGACGATGGGCGAGGCGTGCAAAAGGTGGGTGTTCGACTTCTGCGATGCCGTCTTCGGCTCCTATGACCACGGGACAGGCCGCCGACTGATCCGCGAGTTTTTCCTTTCTGTATCGAAGAAGAATTCCAAGTCCACCACAGCGGCCGGCATAATGCTGACCGCGCTGTTGAGGAATTGGCGCAGGTCTGCCGAGTTCATCGTCTTGGCTCCGACGATCGAGGTTGCGCAGAATTCGTTCAAGCCGGCCCACGACATGATAATGGAGGACGAGAACCTAGCCGCCATCCTGCGGTCGCAGCCACATTTTCGCGTCATCACGCACAAGACGACCGGCGCCACGTTGAAGGTGATCGCGGCGGACGATGAAGCTGTAAGCGGCAAGAAGGCCGTCGGCGTTCTGGTGGATGAACTCTGGCTGTTCGGCAAGCGCCCGAATGCCGAGAACATGCTACGGGAAGCCACGGGTGGCCTTGCGTCGCGGCCCGAGGGATTTGTTATCTATCTATCGACGCAATCTGACGAACCTCCGACCGGCATTTTCAAGCAAAAGCTCGAATACTTTCGGGACGTTCGCGACGGCAAAATACTGGATCCGCGATCGCTGCCAGTGCTGTATGAGTTTCCTAGACGGATCCTGGACGAGGAACTCTACCGCGATCCGTCCATGTTCTACCTCACCAACCCGAATATCGGTGCTTCGGTAGATCGCGAGTTCCTGGCGGGCGAATATCAGAAGGCTCTGCTTGCTGGCCCTGGTTCGACCGCCGGCTTTCTCGCCAAGCATCTGAACATCGAGCTGGGGATCAACATCCGCGGCAATCGCTGGCCGGGCGCTGAGTTCTGGAGCCAGCGCGCGGATCCTGCCATCACGCTCGAGGCCATCCTGGATCGCTGCGAGGTCGTGGTGATCGGCATCGATGGCGGCGGCCTTGACGACCTGTTCGGCCTGGCGGCACTCGGCCGCGAGCGCGACACGAAGGCGTGGCTGCTGTGGTCGCACGGCTGGGCGCATAAGGGCGTGCTCGAGCGCCGGAAGTCCATTGCCACGCGGCTGACTGAGTTCGCGTCGGCGGGCGAGTTGACGATCGTGGATGACCAACTCGATGACCTGTCAGCGATCGTCGCCATCGTGGCGCGCGTCAAGGACGCCGGGCTGTTGGGTGGCGTCGCAGTCGACCCGGCGGGCCTGGGCGAGTTCGTCGACGCGATGGCGGAGATCGAGGTCACGCAGGACGCCAAGCTGCTGATTGGCGTCGGCCAAGGCTACCGCATGATGAATGCGATCAAGACCGCCGAGAGGAGATTGGCCAGCGGCACGCTGCGTCACAGCGGGAGCGGGCTCATGGCATGGTGCGTCGCGAACTTGAAGATCGAGCCGACGGCGACCGCAATCAGGGCCACGAAGCAGAACGCCGGCGACGCGAAGATCGATCCCGCCATGGCGATGTTCGACGCGGTCGACATCATGAGCACCAACCCGGATGCCAATGGGATCAGCATCTACGAGACGATGAGCGACGAAACCGCCGCGGAATTCGGCTTGCAGATCAGTGCTGATGCGGTGTCACAGCTTGCGGATCGGATGCAGATCGACGGCGATGAGCGTGTGATCTTAGCAAATCCTCGCCATCCACGCTGGCAGGAGGTGCGCGAGCGTTTCGAGGAACGGCTGGTTGGGGCCGGAAGCGAGGATGAGTTCTGATGGCGGCCACATGATCGAGTTATTCGAGGGCGACTGCATCGACGTCCTGGCTGGCCTCTCCGACAGTTCGGTCCATGCGATTGTTACGGACCCGCCGTATGCTTTAACATTCATGGGGCGCGCATGGGACAGGTTCGAGCCGCGTGAGTATCAGGCGTGGTGCGAGCGATGGTCGCGCGAGGCTCTGCGCGTGCTGAAGCCGGGCGGGCATATGCTGGCGTTCGGCGGGACGCGGACATGCCATCGGCTGGTGACTGGGATCGAGGATGCTGGATTCGAGGTCCGCGACATGGTGGCATGGCTCTATGGATCTGGCTTCCCTAAATCGCTCGACGTGTCCAAGGCGATCGACAAGGCGGCGAGAGCGGAGCGGGAGGTTGTGGGGCGGTATCAACCACCGAACGGCACGACCTGGAATTTGGAGAATGATACGGCCAGAACCGAGATCGGCGCTAATGGGCACTCGTCACGCGCCGCCTCTCTCGTCATCACCGCCCCTATCACGCCGGAAGCCGTCCGCTGGGCCGGCTGGGGCACGGCGCTAAAGCCCGCGATGGAGCCGATCGTCCTGGCCCGCAAGCCGCTATCCGAACGCACCGTGGCGGCGAACGTCCTGGCGCACGGCACGGGGGCGATGAATATCGACGCTTGTCGGATCGAGGGCGCCCCGCCAAGCCGCCAGCAGCCCGCATTCAACAGCCCAACGGGTAAGATTTATGGGTTCAAGGCGGGTGAAGGCCGCAACGGTGAAATGAGTCACGCAACCGGCCGCTGGCCGGCCAATGTTTTGCACGACGGCAGCGACGAAGTGGAAGCGGCGTTCGCGGCGGCGGGGGAGCGGACGAGCGGCGCACTGAAGCCTTACCGTGAGCAGCACGAGAACGCTACCAGCTTCCGCATGGACCGCGACAAGACATACACGAAGGCCGCCGACTCTGGCACGGCATCCAGATTCTATTACACAGCGAAAGCGGACGGCGACGGCCGCGTGTTCTACTGCACGCTATGCCAGCGCCATTTCAACGCCATCGACAAGGTGGAGCATCGGCACGGGCGGCCCGACATGCGCCACGTCAACACGCATCCGACGGTGAAGCCGATCGACCTGCTGCGGTGGCTGGTGCGGCTGATCACGCCGCCCGGTGGGACGGTGCTGGATATGTTTGCCGGGACTGGCACTACTGGCGAGGCTGCCATGCTCGAGGGTTTCGACTGCATCCTGATCGAGCGTGATGCGGCGAGTGTGGCGGACATTCGGCACCGGCTCAGCCGATGGTCCGGTCTGGATGCGCCGCTGTTCCTAGAAACTGCGGCGGCAGATTAGGTAAGGCGTGATGGCTGGCATCTGGGACCACATCGCTGGCCTGTTCGCACAGCGCCAGGTCGGCGATGCGCGGTATCCTGCGCAGCGCATGATCCCATTCTCGCCGGCGGTGATGGCCGGCGTTCGCGTCACGCCGGACACCGCGATCACGGTGCCCGCAGTGTGGGCGTGCCTGCGCTATCTCTCGCAGACTGTCGCGTTCCTGCCGTGGCATGTAATGCTGCAATCCGACAACGGCGGGCGGCAGGCGCCAACGCATCCGGTCGATTGGCTGCTCTACAAGCGACCCAACCCTGAGTGGAGCAGCTTCCAGTTTCGCGAGACGCTGACACATTGGGCGCTGCGGCATGGCAACGGGTATGCCGAGATCGAGCGCGATCCGATAGGCCGCCCGATGGCTCTCTGGCCGATCCATCCGCGTCGTGTCCTGCCCTTCCGCGATGACGTAAATGGCGTGCTGCGCTATCGCGTCTTTGCGCCGAATACAGATTCGCTGGCGCCAACGGAACTCGACGCGGCCGATATGTTCCATCTGCGCGGATTTGGCGAAGATGTTGTTGGTCTATCGGTCATTGAATACGCTGCTGAGTCAATAGGCTGGGCGAAGGCAGCGCAGATTTTCGGCGCGTCGTTTTTCGGGTCCGGCATGAATATTGCTGGCGTCGTGCAGTCAAAAAAGCCGATGAATGATACCGCCATGCGGAGATTGAGGGCGGGCTTCAATCGGATGTATCGCGGCGTCAAGGGCGAACGCATGATGTTCCTTGACGACGGGATGGAATACAAGTCAGTAGGCATTGAACCGGAAAAGGGCCAGTTTCTCGCCACCAACAACTTCTTGGTAAGCGAGATTTGTCGGTGGTTCGGCGTGCCTCCACACAAGGTAGCGCAACTGGAGCGCTCGACGCTCAGCAATATCGAACATCAGGGGATCGAGGTTGTCGTCGACAGCATCTCGCCGTGGTGCAAGCGATTCGAGGACGAGGCGGATTACAAATTATTTGGCCAGAACCGGCAGGGTTACTACACGAAGCTGAATCTTAATGCCCTGATGCGCGGTGACTCCGTGTCACGTTCCGGGTTTTACGAGAAGCTGCGTCAGCTTGGCGCCCTGAGCGTCAACGACATCCTGCGCTTTGAGGACATGAACACGATCAGCGCGGCTGATGGCGGAGACAAGCGGGTGATGCAAGCGCAGTTCACGACGCTGGACAAGATCGGCGAGGCACCGCCGGCACCGACCGTCATTCCGGCCGGAGAGTCCACACCGAGCCACAATCCGTCGCCCGGCAGCGAGCCGTCCCGGTCAACGCCTGCGTCGCCGACCGGTGCGAGGGAACGCGCGGCAATGCAGGCACTGGCAACGCTGGAGTTAGAACTGGAGGCCATAGGAGCATGATGTGTTGTGACGTGTCGTGTCGTGTCGTGAAATGTCGTGATGTGGCGTGACGTGAAGTGGCATTGCGTGATGTGGCGTGGCGTTACGACTTATTATGGTTGCTCTGACAGCCTACCCGAGCGGGCGGCTCGCATAGCATCCAAACTCGCTCTTATCGTTTCACTCGTCGGAGGCGGCGTCGCACCATCACGGATGATCGGCCGGTTTCGATCATACGTCATATGCACGAGCAGCCCGAGAGCAGCCTGTTCTGAGAATGCTTTGATCCTCGCCGTGTTTGACATATCGTTGGCGACGATGAGGACATTCGCGATGGACTTCGACGCCCGACTGAAAAGCCTCCGCCCTCGCAATCTGGCGCGTTTACCGAGAGCGTGAGCCTCATCGTTCTGCATCCTCTGATAGCCTGATTGCCGCACGTTGACGAAGATGGCTCCGGTTTCACGATTGGCCAGATCCATTGCGCGGTATGCAAGATAGAGACGCCGGTCTATCGGCGAGCCTAGCGCTTTGGATAATTCCTCGTAGCGCACGAGACCGCTGATCGAGCAAGCCTCGAACACATCGGCCAGTTTGCGGACTATCGCGGCGTTCGTGGTGACGAAGGGCATTGTCTTCTGGGTCTCCTGTGTGTTGTGTTGTCGAATGAAATGCCGTGACGTGCAGTGCCATGGTGTGAAGTGCGGTGGTGTGCTGTGCAGTGCGATGGCGTTGCGTGATGTGGCGTTGCGTGGCGTGCCATGTTGTGGTTTGCAATGGAGTGTAGAATCAATCGGCTGCGAGTTTCTGACGGTTGTCAATCCACTCCAACTTTTTGAGGATGAACCGGCCATTTGAACCGCCCTTCTCTGGTCGGTACTGGCCAAGGCCGATGTAGAGGCCGGTCAACTCGATCATCTCGCGGAATATGTTCTTGGTGATGATCGGATCAAGGATAAGGGCCTCGAATGTCACTTGCCATCCCATCGGTATCTGAGGGAGGCGGCGCGTGACTCGGGAGCCGGAACCACGCTTGCCATCGGAATTGAGCGACAGGACGATGCATTCGACCTTTGCTGGATCAATGCCTAGGGAGATCGGGCCTAGGATGCTGACGCCTGACCGCATCTTGGCTGTCCACGTGGCTTTGCCTTGGCCCTTGATTTGGATCTTCGAGTAACGCGCGGCTTCACATAGTGCCATGTGGACGGCGAATGACGGGATACACATTCGAGGCTTTCCGTCTATGAGTTCGACGGTCATCTTCGATCGCCATGTGCGCCGATCATAGTCGTCTGGCCCTTCGCCTTCGAGCCACGGATCGTCATGCTTGCGAGATTGCGAGTAAGGCGCGGTGCCATCGATGGTAACGACTGCCTTGGTGAAGTCCATTTCTATCTCCGGTGTTGTGGCGTGCGATGCAGTTGGGTGGTGTTGAGTGATGTGATGTCGATTACAGTGCGATGGCGTGCAGTGCGATGTGGTGTGGTGAAGTGTGGTGCCGTATGTTCATGCAGAACGCGGTCTTCCACGCCTGCGAGGCGGGCGGCACCTGACCTTCCTGGTGCGTAGCCATTCGATCGCAGGATCAACCAGGATGAATGGCGTTCGGCCGATGTACTCAACCGGCATGCCTGCTGCTATCCAGTTGTAAACCGTTCGCTCGGTGCGCCCGTCTGGCGGCACAGCTGCCGCGAATTGCCTGATCGTTGCCCGACCCGCCAGCAGCTTTTCTCTCACCTCAGTTGTGACTTCGGACGGCGGAATATGGGTCATTCCTCGCGCCTGACTATGGTTCAACGTGACGCCCACCAAATGCACCGGATTTCATCAGATAGTCAAGTGGGTCGTTCCAGAAAGACCCCCAGGATCTTCTGCGCAGAAGTTCTGACGTGATGCCGCTGTCACTGGATAGCAGCTTGCGCGCCTCACGAACCCGAGACGAGTGATAACAGTGGTTACCGCGCGTAGTGGAATTAGTTGGTGGTCAATGGAAAATGCCTGACGATCCCCTGATCATGGCGCTGGCCAGCGGTGGCGAGCCAGATGCCGATGGGCCGTGGTCGTCGGTCTATCGGTTGATGCGCCGCGCGTTCGCTCGCCTCGATCGGCTCGGCAGCCGCATCGACACGATAGCGCTCGCGCCAGGACCGCAGGGTGATGCAGGCGCGGCTGGGCCGGCCGGCGATCCGGGACCGCCTGGAGAGTCCGGCGAGGATGGCGCTGACGGCCTGCCGGGACCGGCAGGGCCTCCCGGACCGCAGGGGCCGCAAGGTGAGCCGGGGCCACCCGGTGAGGACGGTGCGGACGGCCCAGCGGGAACGCCAGGGCCTCCCGGACCGCAAGGCGAACCCGGTGAGCCAGGGCCGCCTGGGGAGTCCGGTGAGGACGGTGTAGCAGGCCCGCAAGGGCTGCCCGGGCCGCAGGGCGAGCGTGGCGACCAGGGGCAGCCGGGACCGGTTGGCGAGGACGGTGCAGACGGCATCACGGGTCGCGACGGCAGGGACGGCTTGCCTGGGCCGCAGGGCGATGCCGGCGCGGCTGGTCCGACCGGCGATCCCGGTCAGGATGGCGAGGACGGTGCAGACGGCGAGCCGGGGCTGCCGGGGCCTGCTGGTCCTGCCGGGCCACAAGGCGAGCCCGGGCCGGCCGGTGAGGACGGCGAGCCGGGACCGCCCGGCCCTCAGGGCCTGCAGGGCGAGCGTGGCGACCAGGGGCAGCCGGGACCGGCTGGTGAGGACGGTCAGGACGGCATCATGGGCCGCGACGGCAGGGACGGCTTGCCCGGACCGCAGGGCGAGCGCGGACCACAAGGCGATCCAGGCCCACGCGGCATGCAAGGCCCGCAAGGTGACCCGGGCGAGGCCGGAGACATGGGGCCGATGGGCGCGGCCGGATTGGGGATTCAGCATGCTGCCATTTCGGATGCGGGAATGCTTCAGATCGTTCTCACGGATGGCGCGGTGCTCGATCTGGGCCGCGTCATCGGCGCCAACGGACGCGACGGCATCCAGGGCGTCCGCGGCAGCGCCGGCCCGCAAGGCGAACCCGGTGAGCCAGGACCGCCAGGCGGAACGATCCTCGAGGTCGGATCGGCGCGCGCCGCAGGACTGACCGCGCGGACATTGGATCGGCTGGTCGCGCGCAAGCTGACGATCGACGGTGCCGAGATCACCGTCCTGACGCTCGACTAAAACCGCGCTCCGGGAAAATGCAATGGACCTCCTGCTGATCATCTTGCTGATCCTGCTCTTGGGTGGCGGAGGCTGGGGATGGCGAACCGGCGCCATAGCGTGGAACCCGCTCGGCATGATCCTGGCGGTCCTGCTGATCGTTCTGTTGGTCGGCTTGCTGGTGCCGCCATGGCCCTATCACCGCTACCTCTGGTAATTCGAGGAATTCTAAAATGCCCATGCCGACACCCAACAAGAGCGAGAAGCAGGACGAATTCATCTCGCGCTGCATGGGTGATGCGACGATGACAAAGGACTTCCCGGACAGTCCGCAACGCGCCGGCGTTTGCTACAAGCAATGGCGCGAGCGTGACACGCCGCCGAAGAAGGCAGCGGCTTCTGCCACCGTGACGGCGTTGCGTCAGCCACGCCCCGCACCGGCTGGATACAAACTCGTCCATAATGCCGCGCAACAGTCCGCCGAGATTTGCCTGTACGGCATGATCGGAGACGGGTTTTTCGGAGACGGAATTTCGTCCGACCGCTTCATCAAGGACATTCGCGCGATCGGCAACCTCAAGGCGCTGGATCTGCGCATCAATTCGGAAGGCGGCGATGTCTTCCACGCGAAGGCAATTTACGCATTGTTGATGGAGCATCCGGCGAAGGTTACGGTTCATATCGACGGCCTTGCCGCTTCGGCGGCCAGCTATATCGCCATGGCCGGAGATCAGATCAATATGGCCGACGGCGCATTCATGATGATCCACAATGCCTCCGCCATGGTCATGGGCACCGCTGCCGAGCTTGAGCGCACGATCGCGTTGCTGAAGTCGGTCGACCAGACATTGGTGAGTGTTTACGCCAAGCGCTGCGGCATGAAGCCAGCCGCGGTCCAGGCGCTGATGGACGCGGAAACCTGGATGAACGCGCAGGATGCGGTCGAGAAAGGGTTTGCCGATGCGGTGACTGGTGAGGCTCGTGTTGCCGCAGCCGTCCGCGATCCGTCACGGTATGCGCATCTACCCGACGCGTTGAGGGCAAACAGTCAACGCGCCAGCGCCGCACTGGCGAGCATTGCCGCACAGATGGCGCTGTCGACTCCTCGAATGTAACTACAGGTTTGGTGGGCTCCAGGCATTACCCGCGTCTGGATTTGTAAGAGCGAACCGATGGGCACGGTTCAATTAGCCTGAAAGCGCGCGAGCCATTCGGCCGTCGCTATTTTCGCAACAATCGGAGTCCAATAATGCACACCGACATGGTTGGTGCGGCGACGTTCGCGTTTCCGCCCGGACTGATCGCGATATTCGCCAATGCGGCACCGACAATCGAGGCGTTGCAGGCCACGCAGCAGGAGATGCAGGACCGCTCCATGGGCGTGGTCGCAGCTGCCGATGCCGAGGGGCGCGAGCTCACCGAGGACGAGTGCGACGCACTGGAGCGCGATGCGGCGGAAGTCGCCCGCCTGACGCGCCAGATCAACGCGCGGCGCCTCACGGTGCAGGCTGCGGCGCCTGCCGGCTCACGACGCGCCACCCAAGCGGCTGATCCGGCAGCTGGCGGTGGCACGCGCGTTCCTGCCCAGGCGCGCGTCCAGAACGGCCGCGGCGACTTCTCCACGCTCGGCGACTTTGCGGTAAGCGTGCGCGCCGCAGCGGTCAGCGGCACGCCGGACGCCAAGCTGCTGAATGCGGCAACCACCTATGGCGGCGAGGGCACGGGTGCCGATGGCGGCTTCGCTGTGCCGCCCGATTTCCGACGGGACATCTGGATCAAGACGATGGCGGACGAGAACCTGCTTGCCCGCTGCGCCAGCCTGGTCACCGGGTCGAACAACCTGACGATCCCGAAAGACGAGACGACGTCATGGCAGACGACTGGCGGCATTCAGGTATATTGGGAGGCCGAGGCCGCGACCGTTGCGCAATCGAAGCCGGCATTGACCATGTTGACGATCCGGCTCGCCAAGTTGATGGCGCTCGTCCCGATCTCCGATGAGTTGCTGGACGATGCGCCTGGCCTCGAATCATGGCTCCGTGCCAAGGCGCCAGGAAAGATGGCGAGCAAGATCAACACGGCCATCATTTCCGGCACCGGAGTTGGCCAGCCGGTCGGCATCATGAACTCCGGCTGTCTGATCACAGTGGCGAAGGAAACGTCGCAGGCGTCCCTTACCCTCCTGTTCGCGAACATCAACAAGATGTGGTCACGGATGTACGCACCGTGCAGGAGAAACGCGATCTGGCTCATAAACCAGGACATCGAGCCGCAGCTGCACGCGCTGGCATTCGATCCTGCGGCCACCTCCAAGGTGCCGGCGTATTTGCCGGCCAATGGGCTTTCGGTGGAACCATACGGCACGCTCATGGGCCGGCCTGTGGTTCCGATCGAGGCATGCAGCACGCTCGGCACGACTGGCGACATCATCCTCGCTGATCTGTCGCAGTACTGGGCGATCACCAAGGGCACGCAGAACGTCCAGACGGACGTGAGCATGCACCTGTATTTCGACCAGGGCCTCCAGGCGTTCCGATTCACATTCCGCCTGAACGGGCAGCCGGCTTGGGGAACATCCGTGACGCCCCAGAACGGGACGAATACCCGCTCGTGCTTCGTGGCGCTGGCCGCCCGCTGATTTCATTTTCTCGACCAGCTGATCACCTTTTCTCGAAAGGTCAAGATCCATGTCTAACTCCGGCAACCAACACATTCTGGAGAAGATGCAGATTGTTCCTTGCATCGTTCCCGTTAACCTCGCGACCGGCGCCAATACCGGCGACTGGGTGAGCCTCAAAAACTACAAGCGATGCGCAGTCGTCTTTGTCAAGGGAGCTGGTACCGGCGGTCAGGATCCGACGCTCACGTTTCTCCAGGCAACAACGGTTGCCGGCGCCGGATCGAAAAACCTGACGTCCGTCACGCGTGGCGATCGCAAGGCCGCGACGGCGCTAACCTCGGTCGGCACGTTTACGACTGTGACGCAGGCCGCCGCCAATACATTCACCGCGACTGATGGCGCGGCCCAGGCGCTTTGGGTGGTGGATATCAAGGCTGAAGACCTGGACATCGATGGCGGCTTTGACTGCATGCAAGTCAATATCGCGGACCCTGGCACCGGCACAGCGCTCGGCTCTGTGCTCTATCTGCTTCATGATCCGCGTGACGTCGCTGTGCCGCTGGCGAGCGCCATTGTCGACTGATCGGAGGATTGCAGGTGCCCAAGATACTGTTCCACGCCGCGCCAGATCCGAATGACCTGCCTGCGGATCAGCCAGACTATCAGGTAGGCGAGACCTACGACGTTACAAACGACGTCGCCGGCCGGTGGCTGTTCCGCGGCATCGCTACGGAGGTGGCAGAGCCAGTCGCGGAACCTACCCCCGTGGTTGGAACGCGCTTGTCCAGGGGGTTTGCCGCCGCAGCAGCGGATGCGGCCGGCACGCCGCCCCAGGAGCCAGTGACGCGCGCTGGGCCGCCGACGCCGAACAAAGGCGAATGATCTCACCGCACGCCATTGTGGCGCCCTGGGTTGTCTTCGGCGAGGGATGCGTTGTGCATCCCTTCGCTGTCGTGGGGCGGCTACCGGATCGCAGCGCCGCTCTGGCCAGGCGCGGCGTTCCTATCGAGAAGCTGGTCATCGGTGACCGCGTGGTGATCGGGTGTCATGCCGTAGTGTTCGGCGGTGTGGCAATCGGCGACGATACGTTGGTCGGCGATTTCGCCCACATCCGCGAGGGGGTGCGCATCGGCCGGCGGTGCGTGATCGGGCGCTACGTCGCGATCCAGTACGATTGCGTCATCGCCGACGATTGCCGTTTCCAGGACAACAGCTCGATCACCGCAGTGGTTGGTCCCGGCTGCTTCTTTGGGGTTGGCGCGATCACGTCCAATCATCGCAACCTGGATTTGCGAGACTACCGCCACGAAGGCATTACGCCGCCGATATTCGGCGAGCGTGTCATGGTTGGCAGCGGCGCGAACATCCTGGCCGGCGTCACCGTCGGCGACGATGCGGTGATCGGTGCTGGCGCGGTGGTGACCAAGGATGTGTCGGTGGGCGCTCTGGTGCTGGGGCCGGCAGCGTGGCAACGATGACAACGTTAGCATCATTCTATGCGCCGCGGCCAGAGCATCCGAACCATGTCTACGACTTCGTCGACTGCCTGCGCCTGCAACGCGAGACATGCGAGCGATACGGTGTGCGGCAGATCGTCATCACCGATTGGCTGGGCGGGTTCGACGGGATCGAGACATTCCACACCGATCTGCCGCATTCACTGATGCCAGCCATCCTTGCCGGGCAACTGGCGCTGCTGCAAAGCGGCATCCACGATGATCTGATCCTGACAGGAGCCGATTGCCTGCTTGGCCGTGACCCAAGCGAGTTGTTCGACCATAGCGACTTCGATCTGGCTATCACAACCCACCCGTTCGCCGACTGCATTCTCAACACCGGCATGATGGCCGTGGCCGCCGGCAGCGCCGATCTTGTAGCGGCGATCTGGCGGAATGCTCTTGGCGATTGCGGCGACGCCTGGGGGGATGACCAGTTGGCGCTAGCTCGGTATATTGAGCCGACGCTGGAGCACGGTTCCAGGACGCTTGGATCGCTGTATGTCAGACAGTTGCCGGTTCCTGGCTACAACGAAGCGCCGGACGACGCCGAGCACAAATTGAATCCAGTGCCGCTGATCGTCCATTTCCGAGGGCCACGGAAACGGTGGATGCGGGCGTGGGCCGCGAGATGCCTCCAATGAACTCGATGAATGATGACGGCAGCTTCAATGTGCCTAATGAGTGCATCCCTGAGTTGATGGAGCTGCTGTGCCAATCCGAGGACATGAAGGCCGCGATCGGCCGTTCAAAGCAGGAAGATCCTCCGGTCAAAATGCGCTGGATGTGTCTGTGCGGGCAGTGGAACCTGCGGCATATCGAGTTCTGCTGTCATTGCGGATCGAGTGCGCGTGAGAGCGAGCGCTCCCTATGACGCCAGTAGAGGAAGCCCGCGGCTATGAGTTGTGGACGCCCGAGCCTCGCTATGCCGGGCATATGGTGTTCGTGCTCGGCGGCGGCCCAAGCCTTGCTGCGTTTGACGTTGAACGGTTGCATGGTCGAGTGGTGATTGCGGTCAACGCATCGCTCTATATCTGCCCGTGGGCCGATCTGTTCTACTTCACGGATCATAACTTCTGGACGGACCACCGGGCGGTTATCGACGCATTTTCAGGTATGATCGTTACCGCCGACCGCCACGCAAAGGCGGAGCAGCCCGAGAGGCTGCGGCGCATCGAGGGCCTCACTCAACCCGATTTCACACATGAGAACCCGCTGAAATTCGGACGGACATCTGGGCATACCGCTATCAGCCTCGCCATCGCGATGGGCGCAGCCCGCGTTGTGCTGCTGGGATTTGATATGCGTCGCGTTGATGGTCGCTCGCACTGGCATGACTACTATCCATCGCAGGATGACAAGCTGTTCTCGCACGACTTTCTGATCCACTTCAGGGGGTGGAATGAGGCGGCGCTGCGAGCCGGCGTCGATGTCGTGAATTGCACGTCTGGCAGCGCGCTGGAGGAGTTCCGCAAGGCCCAACTCGATGACATCCTGGAGGAGGTCAGCCTGTGCTAGCAACGCAGTCGATTGTTGCCGTGCTGTCCTCGGCACCAACGCGCGACCTGACTACGCTCGCCACCGTGAAGTCCGAACTCGGCATCGTGACGGGTGCCGATGATGCAAAGCTACGGCGCTGGATCGCCGATGCGTCCGAGCAAATTACCGATTATCTCCACCGCAATCTGGCGTCTGAATCAGTGCAGGAGATCTTCCGGCTGCGTGCCTGGAGCGACGATCCTCTTATTCTCTCTCGCCGCCCGGTCAGTGCTATTTCGTCTGTGACAATCGATGGCGATGAGGCGGTCGATCCGTCCCTCTACGAACTTGATGCGGAACCAGCTCTGCTCTACCTGCTCGATCCGGCCGGTTTTCGCCGCGAATGGCATGGAATGTATGTCAGGGTGCTCTACACCGCCGGCTACGAACTACTGACCACGCTGCCACGCTCGATCGAGCGTGCTTGCCTGATCCTGCTGCGCCATCGCCAGGCGACCGGTGATCGAGATCCGACTATCCGCCAGGAGAACGTCGCCGGCGTGCTCGATACGCAATACTGGATCGGCGGGCTCGGCGAGGACAAGGCCATGCCGCCGGAAGCCTGCGCGCTGCTCGATCCGTATAGGGAAATACCCATTTGACTATCGGTGGCTGGCTGCGCGACTGCGCACTGGAGCGTCCCATGAGCCTGACCGAAATGGACGAGATGCACGAGGATATCGGCGAGTTGGAGCGGCGTGTTGCCACGCTGGAGCGCGTCATTCTGCTGCGCGCAGGCTTGGTCGGTGCGCCATCGACGCACTTGGCACTGCCGGGAGAACCACCCGCCGCGCCTCCGCCGGGAGAATAACGAAAGGAGACTTTGGGAAATGGCGATCAGTGGGACGACAGAGACTGCGATTATGGTGCTGATCTTCAACGCAACAGCGTGGGCCAATTACGCCGATAATGCCGCCAGCGTTCCGCAGACGCAGATAGCATACGCGCTGCACACGGCTGACCCGGGCACGGCGGGCACGCAGACTACCAGCGAGATCGGCTATACCAGCTATGCGCGCACCAATGTCAACCGCACCGGCGCGGCGCACTCGGTCACCGGCACCGCCCCGGCCTCGTGCAGCCCAGTGGCGGCGATCAGCTTCGTGCAGGGAACCGGTGGAGCCGGCACTGCGACATACTTCAGCGCCGGCAAAACCGGCGGCGGCGCTACGGCGATCCTGTTCTCTGGGACGGTCACTCCAAACATCGTCTGCGGGAATCTCATCACGCCCCAGCTTTCCACGGCGACCGCGATGACGCTAACCTAGTGCGATAGTGCAACTAGATCCAGCCTACGCCGATCACTTCCGGCAATGCCTGCTGGAACTCGACGTGTCGACAGCGCGTCGCATCTGGCAGCACGTTGCGCCTGGGTTGCCGCAGCCGGCGAGCGACGACGAAGCGTTGGTGATGATGCACGCGGCGCGGGTCGAAATGCAGCACATGCCGCGGCGAGCGCGCGACTATTCGCGGGCGTGGCTCGATGAGCGGGAGCGGCGACAGATTGTCACTGCGGTCGGCATCGCCGTCGGATTGCATAGCGAAAGTGATCCAAAGGCGCTGGAGCGCTCGCACATGATCCGCGATGCGATGGCAGATGCGGTGGCCGATGCCTACCGCGAGGGTGTGGACCTACTGCTCGATGCGGAGGAGGTCCGGCGGCGGATGATCGTAGCAAGGAAGCGGGCATGACAACTACAACTGAAACGCAAGTCGCTGCTCTGGCGAACAATCTGGTTGATCTCACGTCGCGGCTCTATGCGATCAGTCAGGAGATTTCCCAGGCTTCCGCGCTGTGGACGAATATCGGCGCAGCGAGCCTGTTGAATGCTTTTCCGTCCTTTACTGCATCGGCAACTGGAGGTTACGGCTCGACCGATGGATCGCCGAACGTGGCCCATCCCATTAACATTGGTGTCCAACCCGGCTCTCTTTTAAGCCGGGCGATAAGCGCCAATGACCTAGCCTCGTTGTTAACCTTCCTACAAGGCATACAAACCGCGATCGGCGGCGGCGCAGTCTCAGCCAATGGTGCCGCTGTGCAGCTGGTTGCAAAGACACTCTGAACCATGGCTGATCAATACGTAATTGTCGCGCCGGATAGCACAGGAAAGAAGATTGACACCGCTGAGTTGACGGTCAACGCGCAGACGGTCGAGCGTCAGCGCATGGCGATTGGCGACAACACAACAGCGGCGAACTATCTGGCGATTGATGCGACCGGCAATGCAGCGGTCGTTGATCGTGATATTTCCGCTACTGGCAACGTCACCACGCTGAATGCCAATCTGGCGACGGGCGCGCCGACCGCTAATTCTACCATTTCCGTCACAGCCGCCGGCGGTGAAGGCTGCGCCAGCGTTCAAGTCACCGGCACGTGGACAGGCACCTTGCAGCCACAGGGCACGGTTGACGGCACGAATTGGGTCAACCTTGGCCCGTCATCGCTCAACAACATCACGACCAATGCACTGAGCGCAACAATTGTATCCGCTGCTGTTGGCATCTGGCAGTGTGATATTGCGGGTTTCGAGCAGTTCCGTGTAACAGCCTCGGCTGCGATGACCGGCACCGCTGTGGTGACGGTGCAGGCGTCTAGCGGCACCAGCACGGTGGCGCTCGATGCGTCGCTGCCGGCTGGGACGGCAGTTATCGGGGCGCTGAGTGCCAATCAATCGGTCAATGTGGCGCAAGTCGCCTCTGGTAATCTCTCCACTTCTGCTACAGGCGTTCAGCGTGTCGGTATCGCCGGCAACGCCAATGCGGCGCTTGACGCGGCGGTAGGCTCATTGCCGACGAACAATTTGGCAGCGATCCATGTGCCGACGACTGGCTCTGGTGCGGCGTTGTCATGCAAGACATTGTCGGCAATGAGCACCGCCACCAATGTCAAGGGTAGCGGTCCTGGCAATCTTTATGGTTTCGCGCTGGTAAACGGTAGCACGAGCGCAGGATTTGTGTCGTTCTTCAATACGTCTAGCACAACTACGTCGACGCCAGTGCTGAGTTATCCGATAGGCGCCAGCGCGACGGTCTATGTGCCTCCAGGTGCACTCGCCATTCTCAATTGTGCTACCGGCATAGGTATTTACTGTTCAACCACTGTCGGCGGCACCACCACAATTACTCCCATCAACGGTTCGGTGTTCTACGCCTGATGCCAACCAATTGCTGCTTAACTGTCGGTATCCCGAGTAGTGGGCGCCCCGTTGCCCCAGAATGGGCACTGTCCATGATGTTGCAGACCTATCCATCCAACACGTCGATCGGAATTATGATGATTGTTGGTATGGAGGTAGGAGACGCACGCAACGCATTGGTGGAGAAGGCGCTCGCCTGCAACTCCGAGTTCATCTGGTTTGTGGACGACGATACCGCTCCGCCTCACTTCGCCGCAGCGCGTTTGGTTTATGAGATGCGTCAGCGTCCAGAGATGGCGGCGATCGGTGGAGTTTACTGCATGAAGAACGATCCACCTGATCCGACCGTCTATCGCGGGAATGGTAACGGCTCGTTCTGGAACTGGAAAGCGGGTGATGTATTCGAGGTGACTGCGATCGGCACTGGTTGCCTGATGATCCGTTGTAGCGTGTTCAAGGACATTGAGCAGCCGTGGTTCAAAACCACGCTGTCGATACCAAGTGAGCCGATCAACGGTGATCGCGTCATCTGCGAAGGTATGTCAGACGATCTCTACTTCTGCGACAAGCTGGTGCGTGCCGGCCATCGTATCTTCGCGCATGGTGGCGTTCTGTGTGACCATTGGGACGCGACCAATCGGCTCCGGTATTCCTTGCCTCCTGACAGTCTTCCTTTTCGCAACGCGCTTTCAATCACTGCTGAGGCGGAACGATGACACTCGTTCTGTTACTCAATCCGAAGATCATTCCATCGCAAGCGCGGTCGGCAACTTATATAGCATCGCATTATCATACGGTTGACCTCTCGATCAACGAGCGCATGAGCCAGCGGTAGCCGGCCCATGAGCCTGCTGCTTCTATTTAATCAGCCTGCGGCTGGCGGTCAGGTCACTGTTGAGGCCACAGGAGCCCTTGTCGTCGGGGCCGCCGCCACATCGACATCGCTGGCCTCTCTGACGGTCGGCTCTGGTGCAACCGCACTGCTCGCATGGTTCGAGACCAGCGGCAACACGATTACGAATCTAACACTCCATTGGGATTCGGCCGGCACAAACCAACTTATGACCCTGATCGGGAATGTCTCGATCAGCGGCGGATATGTCAGCCTGTTCGGTTTGGTGAACCCGACCCCAGGCGCAAAGACACTATCTTGCACCTGGACTGGTTCGGCGACCTCTCTGCTGGATGCTATTTCGTTCACCGGCACGGATACGTCGTCCGTCGCTAATGCGTTCAAGAATTTCAATTCCAGCACACCGACTGGCACTAGCGCGACGATGGCTGTCACCGGGGCAACCGGCAACATCCAGGTCGTTGGCGCAGCGCAGAACGCAAATCAGTGGGCGAGCCTGACCGCAACCGGCTCGACTCAGGTCTTCAAAGACGCAACGCATGTCGCGGGAATTGCAAGCCGCGCTCCGAGTGCGCCATCGCTGACCTGGACTCTTACTTGTGGCGTTTCGGTAACTGGCGCGTTTTGCGGCTGCGATGTGGTGGCGGCGGCCGGTGGTGGCGCAGCGGCTGGCACGGCGGCTGGCACTGGTGCGGCAACCGCCGTTGGCCTTTCGACCGCCGCGGCGCAGGGCACGGCGGTTGGCTCAGGCGTGGCTACAGGCGGCGGCGCTCCTATCGCGGCTGGCGCCGGCACAGCAACCGGCACCGGCGCGGCTACAGGCGTATCCACTGGGGGCGGTGGACAGGTAGCGGTCAATGCTACAGCGACCGCCATTGCAGCGGGAACTGCTGCGGCCGCCACCAATACGACACTGACGATCGCCTCCGGCGCGACCTCGATGCTGGCCTGCCTGATAACGGCGGGTGCATCGACCAACCCAAGCCTGCATTGGGATAGCACCGGCACCAATCAGCTGATGACGCTGATCGGCTCGGTGGTCGGAACCGGACAGCGGATCTATCTGTTCGGCCTAGTCAGTCCGACGACCGGCGCGCATACGCTCGGCGCGACATGGACTACATCGTGCGATTATACGCTCGACTGCATCGCCTTCAACGGCACGGTCACTAACAGCGTCGCCAGCGCATTTGCGAATTTTAACACGTCAACGCAATCGACGGCAAACACGACGCTGGCGATCACGGGGGCGACCGGCAATATCCAATACTGCGCGGTGGCAGGCAGCGCAGCGATAACAAGCCTCACGGCGACTGGCTCCACGACAGTCGCAAACGATAATTCTAATTTCGGTAATGTACAGGCCAGAGCGCCGAGCGCTTCCAGCCTTACCTGGACGGCTGCCGGCACGGCCGTTCAAAAGCCAATGGCCGGCTGCGACGTCGTGGCATCAGGCGGCGGCGGAACCACCAATGCCGGGGATGGCGCCGCGTCCGGCACAAGTGCTGGATCTGGTATCGGCGCATCCCTAGCGGCGGCTCTGGGTTCGGCAGCTGGTGTCGGTGCCGCCGCTGGTCTCCCGCTCTACCAAGGCGTCGCCAGCGGCACTGGCGACGCGACCGCCACAGGTCTCTCGACTGCGGCGACGCAAGGCACGGCAGTCGGCACGGGTTCAGCCACTGGCATCCCGCTCTACTCGGGTCGTGCCGCTGGCACAGGATCGGCGACGGCCACAGGACTGGCGATAGCGGCCGGCGTTGGCGCGGCGGCTGGCGTCGGCGCTGCCAGTGGCTCCGCAGCGGTATCGTCCTTTGGTGCCGCGGCTGGAACTGGCGCGGCTACAGGCGTTCCGCTCTATCAGGGCGTCGCTAGCGGCGTCGGAACTGCGATGGCTGCCGGTCAGGCCACCGCTGTTGCCCAGGGCGCTTCTATTGGCATTGGCGCTGCGACGGCCACCGGCCTTTCGACTGCGGCAGCGCAGGGTGCGGCGGTTGGCACGGGAGTTGCCACCGGAATCCCGCTCTACGCCGGGCGCGCGGCTGGCGTTGGTGCGTCTGCCGGCACCGGACTGTCTACTGTGGCGGGTGCCGGCTCCTCGTCTGGTGTCGGCGCGGCGAATGGCACTGGCTTGCGCACTGCCGCCGGCGATGGCGCAGCGGCTGGCGTCGGTGCGGCCGCGGGCATCCCGCTCTATTCCGGGCGCGCGGCTGGCACGGGCGCTGCGACGGCCACCGGCCTGGCCACCGCGGCAGGCGTCGGCTCCTCGAGCGGCGTCGGTGCGGCGGTTGGCTCCGCTGCCCTGTCGGCGCAAGGCGTGGCAGCCGGTGTCGGCGCCGCGGTTGGCATCCCGCTCTACCAGGGCGTCTCTACAGGCGTCGGTTCGGCCACCGGCACGGGCCTGTCCACCGCAGCAGGCGTCGGTGCTGCCACTGGTGCTGGTGCTGCGACGGCCACTGGCATTGCGATTGTCGCGGCACAGGGCGCAGCCGGCGGCGTAGGTGCCGCCAGCGGCATCCCGCTTTACTCGGGCCGCTCGACCGCCACGGGCGCAGCGACCGCCAGTGGCTTGGCGACGGTTGCCGGCGCTGGCGCGGCGACTGGCACCGGAGCCGCGACCGCGACCGGATTGGCGACGTCGGCGACGCAGGGTGCGGCGTCCGGCACGGGCGCAGCCACTGGCATCCCACTCTATTCGGGCCGTGCCGTTGGCGCCGGTTCGGCGACGGCCACAGGACTGGCGATAGCGGCCGGCGTTGGCGCGGCGGCTGGCACCGGGGCGGCAGCTGGATCGGCGGCAGTATCGGCGCTGGGTGCGGCAGCCGGCATCGGTGCCGCCACCGCTATCCCGCTCTACCAGGGCGTCGCCAGCGGCGTCAGCACGGCCACCGCGACCGGCCTATCGACGGCAGTAGCGCAAGGCGTGGCGGCCGGCACAGGGGTTGCAGCGGCCACCGGCATCGCTGGGGCGATGGCCGCAGCCAGCGGTATCGGTGCCGCTGTTGCAACTGGCCAATCGACGGCAGTGGCGCAGGGCGCAGCGTCCGGCACGGGCGCGGCGGCTGCCCAATCGACCAGTTCGTCCAAAGGGTCGGCGGTTGGCACGGGCGCTGCCACTGCCATTCCGCTCTATTCTGGCCAAGCGGTCGGCACCGGCGCGGCAACGGGCGCCGCTCGAGCGACGGCCGCGGCACAAGGCGCGGCAGATGGCATTGGCGCTGCCGTCGGACAGGGTGCGGCGCAAGCGGTCGCGATCGGCCTGGCGGCTGGCATCTCAGCAGCGCTGGCCGTCGGATATGGGCGGCCGACCATCCATCTGGCCGAGATCGAGGGGCCGCCGATTCCGCATCGATCACCACCACGGTCCAGACGTCTAGCGTCGGAAGCCGGACCGCGGACACTGCTCGAGGTCAGCGCAGGGGCCCGGCCGATGATGGAGTCTGCGACCGCGCGGTCTCCCCATCCAGGTCATTTGCTGCGACGCATGACGGATGTGGCTGCGAGACCTCGGGTCGACTGAGCCCCAGCTAAAACTCCGTCAAAACGCTAGAAAGACTTAGGGTCGCCCTGAATGTTGGAAACATCCTCCATCTATCCCCTCGGGCCGAGCGTTGATGCCGCCGACTGGCAAATCACGACCGCTGGAACATACATCGGTGTATGGGCCGATGATCTGGCCGGCCTGGATGGTGTGGCGGCGCAATTGCGGTTCGCCTGGGGATCGGCCGGAACGTCGGTTCGCGTGTGCCTACAATCGAGCCTCGATCAAGGCGTGACCGCATACGATGTCGCGGTGGTCGATTTCGCCGCCATATCGCGGACGGTCATCTTCGCGGTAGCGACTGGAACCACTGCCATTGTGCTGCCCGGCGAGGGTGGCATGCAGCAGGGCGGGTCGCAGGAAACGGAGGGCGTTATAACATCGGTGCTTGGCGATCGGTTCCGCCTGAAAGTCGTTGTGGGCGGGACCTACGTCAATACGACGTTGTCCGCTCGGATCATGCCGAGATGAACGCCGACGGTGTGCGTCGCGCCCTGGCGCGCGTCGGCGAAACCATCACACTGCGACGTCTGACCGGCACGCAGCGCATACCGTTCGATGTGATCTGCCGCGCGAAGGTCACCGTCGGCGCCGCGACGGTGCTGGTTGGCGGGATCGAGCAGAACGCAGATCGCGTGCTGATGACGGCCGACGAGATCGACGCTGCGCGCTGGCCCGGCCTGCCGCACCACGGCGATCTGGTGATCTACGACGACGGCCGGACCGCCACCGTGCAGGGCCGGTCTGACGTGACGCAACTCGGCGCTGATCGCGTGCTGACCTTCCCGGTGCTCGGCGCTATCGCCTCATGACGCCCGAAGTCTGGGACGATGCGCGCACCCGTATCGCGACGGTGGCGGCGACACTCGACCTGCCGGTGGCGTGGCCGAACGAGGATGGCCAGACCTGGGTCGCTCCGCCAGTGCCGTGGCTTGAGATCGAGGCATCCTCCGCGGCCAGTGCGCCGATCGAGCTTGGCGGCGGCATTTGGCGCGAGGATGGCACGATCTGGCTGCATCTGATGCTGCCTCTCGGCACCGGGATCCGCGACGGCCTGGTGCAGCGCAAGGCGTTCTCGGTGGCGTTCCGCAGCTTGGGAGGCGCATTGCCAGATGCTCCGGTAGGACTGTTCTACCGCGATCAGACATTCGATCCGCTCGGCGCCGACGACGGAGTGTATAGACGCCTGTCGCTCCTCATCCGCTACGACTACCAGGATATCGTTACCCCTTGAAACAGGAGATGCTTCCGATGAAGTTCCATGTAATGCGGGAAACCCCCGATAACTCCGGCACTTATGCCGACGTCGGGTCGGAGCACGATACGGCCGACGCCGCGGTCGCGCATGTGACGCAGCATCTCGCGCATCTCGGCGGGAGGTATGCGCTGCGGCTTTATGAGCCGGTGCGAACCGATGCGCAGCACGCGGCAGACCTCGCAGCGGCACAGGAAGCCGGGCCGCAGCCTGCGCCAGAGGCATAAAGGCTCAGGTTGAAGGAGTAATAGATCATGGCCGCGACGGCTTCATATCAAGCTGGTTTTGAATCAAACGCCACACAAATCTCATACGCTAATGAGGTGACATGGGGCGTAGTTCCGGCAGTGCAGTTCCAGGCTGTCCGCTATACGTCGGAAACGCTGGGGCTCAACAAAACACGCTCGCGTCCGTCGGAAATTACCGGCGTGCGCGAGGCGACGCAGGCCGTGACGACGCAGCAGACTGCATCCGGGGCGGTCAATTATGCGCTCAGCTATGGCACATTCGACGAATGGATGGCTTGCACGCTCCAGGCTGACTGGCAGGCGCCACAATCGCCGGACTCGATCCTGGTGGATATAACCATGACGACTGGAACGAACGTCATCACGTCCACCCTTTCGACTAAATTCAACAACGTCTCGGTCGGCCAGTGGCTCAGGATATTCGGAGCGGTCAATGCCGGGAACAACGGCTATTGGTATATTACCGCGAAGGCCAGTGGCCAGAATATCACCGTCGAGGGGCCTCAGACGATGGTAACGGAAACATCGTCGGCGGGGAATATCAAGATCCGCGCATGTCAGTTAAAGAACTCCAACACCTTCAAGAGCCTCTTCCTAGAGCAGATGTTCTCGGCCACGCAATTCCTGACATATCCTGGAGCCTATCCGACGCGCTGGACGCTCTCTGGCGGGCTCGGATCATTCCCGACCGGCGCCTTTGAATTCGCTGCCAAATCGCAGACCAAGGCGGTTACGGAGCAGTCAACCGGCGCGGTGTTGGCGGCTCCGACCACGCGCGTTTTCGATCCCGTCGCAGGATGGGTGGCGGCAACCTGGAACGGCGCCGCGATCGCATCGGCAATCGATCGCTTTGCATTCACGGTTGAGAACACCGGAGCAGCGGCGGAATTCGCCATGGGCAGTTCGTCCGCGGCCGGCATTCTCGGCGGGCTGCTGACAGCCTCCGGCAGTTTTCGGACCTACTACAAGGATGCAACGCAACTCGACCTGTCGATCGCGGAAACCGCCGGGAGGCTGGCCTTCATCGTGAAGGATTCGGTGGGTTCAGCATACATCTTTACGTTCCTCTCTGCCGTCCTGACTGGAAATCCGAACGTCACAGGGCCTGGCAGCGCTGTTATGGCGGATTGGACGGTGGAGGGGGGGCCGTCCGGGGCCGGCACGTTCACGGTCGACAAACTGCCAGCAACCTAATCCGGTTCGGCGGGCGCTGCGCTCACCCCGTCGCCCGCTGGAAGCCGGTGCGGTTGGTCCTCCCTTTCCACATCGGCAGGGCGCGGCCCGGGATGTATGCTATCTCGGGTCGCGCCTCAAATATTTCCAAAGCATACTTGGACGGAGAAGCATCTTGGTATCTCTCAGGGAGTTTCGGACCGACACAAAAGCGGTCAACGATGGCGAGTGGGTTCCGCTCAGGCAATATGGCGATTTAGAGATCCAGTCGAGAGGGTTCACGGACGACTTCGTGGACGCGCAAACGGAACGGCTCGCCAAGGCTGCCGAACCATACCAGAACAACGCTGCGCGCGTGCCGAATTCGGCGCTGCGTCAACTGAATGCTTCGCTGTTGGAGGACCATCTAATCATTGGCGTCAGGAACCTCGTTGACGAAAATGGCGAGCCTGTAACGCTGCAGGCATTCCATGCGCTGCTATACGACCCGGCATACAACAAGCTGATGCGGGCCTGCTGGGATGCGGCGCAGTCGATCTCCACTCGTAGCCTTGCCCAACTGGACGCGGCAAGGGGAAACTCTCAGAAGCCCTCCACAACCATCTCGAATGGGGCGACCTCAGAGAGCGGCTGAAGGGGTTTCTGGATGACGCCGATTTGCCCCCGGCGTCGCCTGTCGACCGGAGGTTCGTCTGGATCTGGCGGGCATGGCATCGGCTGCACTACGACCGCCCCTATCACGGCGGCGGCATGGGGCCTGCTGTGCCAGGCCGCATCGCCTGGATGACGCTCCGAGTGTGGGCTGACTGCCACAAGCTGAGTGACGGTGAATTCGCACTGCTGGATGCCTGCATGGAAACCATGGACGGCGTATTCATCCAATGGTGGGTGCAGAAAAACATCCAACCCGGTTCGGGAGGGCGATAAATGTCGGAAAATCGCAACTGGCCGGAAAAAGGTCACTGTCGGATCGTCTCTAACGGGACAGCAATCGGATCGTCGGTGGACGTTTGGACCGGTGAGACATGGATCTCAATCCGCGGCGTCTTCGCGATCAAGTACGTAATCGATGCGAGGACCGATGAGCGAGGCGGACCTTTCGGAGGCGCCGGGACGGCAGTGTTATCCATGAACCTTATAGGGTGTGATCTTACGATCCCGGTCGGGCAAGTAACGTTGGAAGCGATTCAGGCCGAGGATCGTTTACGCTGATGGCGTCGCCTATGTCGCAGCGCTTCGACGAAGTCGTCCACACAATGATCGACGCGCATACGACCTCGGTCGAGGCGCACCGACGCATTGCCGAATATGCGCGCAGTCGGTTGCAGGACTTGATCCGTTCCGGTGAGGGGTCGCCGGACTACACGCGCATCGTCGATGGCGTGATCGGAGCGCCAGAGGAGGCGGTCAAGCTGGACGGCGGCACCATCGAATACCGTTTCGCCAGGATCACAGAGGCGGTCGTGTTCGCGTTGTCAATGGCTCGGGAAATTTCCCCAGATCCAGGTGGCGAATACTCGCTCTCATGGTTCGTGGCGGTTGACGGCGTGCCGTGGACCGGCTCGCTCACCGATATCCCGGTATCCTCCACAGTAATCATCGTCAATAATGCGGATTACGCCAGAATGCTGGAGCAGCGCGGCATGATCTCGAAACGCACGGCTCGCAGGCGAGGCCAACGTGCGCGCGGCATCCTGAAGCGGACGCCGCACCCCAACCATGTGGTGACAGAGCTTGTGCGGCGCGAAACTGCGCGGCGGTTCCCGACGATAAGCGTGGAGCGGCAATTCGTGACGCTGCCCGGAGCCTATGTCCGAAAGACGCCGCCGCGGGGAGCGATCACCTATCCGGCCGTCGTGCTGACGCCGAAGAAGGCATAGCTGCGTGGCATCGCTTAACGAGGTCCGTGACCGCTATGTGATCGAGACTCATCTTGACAACCAGATCGATGCGGCTGGCGCTGCGGCGAAGCGGACCCTGGACGCTCTCTCGGCATCCGCTGCGGAAGCGGCGAAGCGCACGATCGAGGCCGGGGAGGCTACCGGCACGTCCGGCCGGCATATTGAAGAGTCGCAGCAGCATATGGCCAAATTCGGCCTTACCGCGCATGAAACCGGCTTCATCATGCGCGTTTTCGCCGTCGATGCCGTGGCTGGCTTCTCTGCGCTGGCGGCAGGCGCGTCGCTGGCCTCCGTCGCGACAATGGAAATCTCACGGCTCGGCGCCGAACTGATCCTATCGCGCCACGGCTTTCGAATCTTCCAGCAGGAAGCCTCGGCGGCGATCGCCGCGATCGGCGGATGGTCGGTCGCCGGTCCCATAGCGGCTATTGCGGCCATCGGGGCCGGGCTCGCTCTGGCCGGTGCCATGTCGGAGTCGTCGGAGCGGAAGTTCGCCGCTCTGTCCGTGCAGTTATCCGCCACGCGCAGCGATGCCGTGGCAATGGCAAATGAAGTGAAAGCGGCGGCACAGGCGGCGTCAGCCACGGGGCAGATCAGCACTTCCGGAGCCACTGCTGCCGGCTATGAGATCGCAGGGTCGCAGAATTTTGCTGGAACGCAACAGGACTTGCAACGCCTAATCCTGGACTCGCAGCGTCTAGGCGAAGTGATGGGCGATGCGGCAAAGGGTCCTGCAACATTTAGGGCTGCTCTAGATAACGCGGGAAAAACCGCTCAGGAATTGGCAGATCAGCACTTCCCGGGTTTCACGCAAGCGCTCGCAGACAATGTCCAACAAATGCAGGACACCGGCGATGCGACAGGAGCGGCGCAGAAGGTTATCGACGAACTGCGTCAGACGACCGACAAAGTCCCGGAATCGTTGACCGCGATCCAGAAGGCACTTGAGGAACTGTCGCAAGCATTCAGCGATCCTGGGGCCAACGGGAAGTCTTTCGCGAAAGAACTCGGCGAGGCGATAAATCAGGCGGTCGCCGTCACGATCAGCGGAATCGCTAATATCGTCAAAGTTATCCGTGATAGTGCCGCCGCGATGCGCTCTCAGTTGCCAGAATTAGCGCCTGGAATTTCCATCGACCCAGCGACAGGGAAGGCTAGTCATTCAGCGACGACCACTCCGGAGCAAAGCCAGCAACGGCTGATCGCGTCGACGCAGGGCGAACAGTTCGGGCCAGCCGCGCCAACGGAAGAGCAGATACAGGGAATAAAGGCTGCCACCGAGGCGCAGAAGAACCTTAACGACATCATTCAAACCGGCACTAAAGTAGCCAACTCGCATTATGAGACCATCACCAAGCTTGAGAACCAGAATAAGTCCTTCCTGGATGTGATCTCCAAACTCAACCCGGAAAACGCGAAAGAGGCAGCGCAGATCAACAAGCTGACGGTCGCCTACTTCGTGAACAACGAGGAGATCAACAAACTATCCGGCTCCGTGCAAAAGCACACAGCGGCGCATAAAGAGCACCTCGACGTAATCACCAAAGACACCGAGAAACTCAAGGACCAAATCAGCGAACAGCAACGCCTAGCAGGCGCTTACGGCCAAGGGTCTGATGCCGTCGCAGCTATCACCGTGCAGTTCAAGGCCGAGGCGATGGCGCTCTCGGAAGGACTGATCCCAGGCAAACAGAAATACATCGAGCGTATCCAGCAGCTTATCCCGCTCCTCAAGGAGCTATCGCAGGCCGAGGAAAGCGTCGGCATCCAAAAACAGATCGAGACGCAGCAGAAGCAAATCGGCGTGCTCGACGAACAGACCAAGGAGTTGGGGCAAAACACCGACGTTGCCGCGCAAAACATGACGACATTCAAGGCGCTGGCCGAAGTGAAAGATAAGTACAACACGACAAGCGAGAAGGAGAAGCAAACTTACGTCGACAACGCCGTCAAGATCACTGACATGACGCGCGCCTACGAGCAGCAGCGTAATTCGGTGGACGAGGTCGCGAACTTTACGGTCAACGCGATGGACACCATCGGGAATGCCATTACCGCGTCGTTCGTCCAGGGCTCCGCGTCAGCCGTGAACTGGGGCAACCTCATGAAGTCGGTCGTGGCTCAGGTCATCCAGGAATTCGCCAAGCTGGCAATCCTGAACCCGATCCTGAACTCGGTCTTCGGTGGCACGCGCGGGACACTTTCCAGCGCGTTCGGCGGCGTTGGTAGCGTGCTTGGCACCGGAGGTGACCTCACGTCCGTGATGGGCGCGTTGCGGAGTGGCGCAGTGCCTGGCGGCGGCGGTGGAAGCGGCGGCCTGTCAAATATCATGAGTCTTGCCTCGCTCGGAAGCAGGTTCACCGGTATCGGCCAATCCGTCGGAGGCAACATCATGGATATGTTGCCATCCGGGTTGCAGTCAGTCCTCAACACGCAGTTGATCGGTGGTCTGGCCGGCGGGCAGTTCGGTCCGGTAACAGCCGGACTTGCCGCGGGTGGCGAAGGGTTGCCAGCAAGCCTGACGCTTGGCGGCCTGTTGGGCGGCGCTGGTGCTGGCTTTGGTGTGGGATCGCTCGCGGGCGGTTTTATACAGAGCGCCCTCGGAAAGACCGGGCCAGCGCCGACGATAGGGGCCGGCGTGGGGGCTCTGGGAGGCGCTGCCATAGGATCGATCATTCCCGGCATCGGGACGCTTGTAGGGGGCCTGCTCGGCGGTCTGCTTGGAGGTGGCGGCGGCGGCCTGATCGGTCCTAAGCCGGCATCACCCTACTCCTCGACTGGCGTCAGTATCGACCAGCAGGGCATGCTGCAGCTCGGCGCCACGTTTTCGCAGAAGGTGGATGCCACCGCGGAGCGGTCCGCCACCGAGGCCACCATCGCCTCGCTGAATACCATGATGCAGGGCATGGGCCTCACGGCCACATCGCTCGGCGGAATTTCCCAGATCGGCCAGAACACTCCGGGCGGATTTCAGGACCCGAGCAAGGCCGCGACGCTGGCTGGCGCGTTCTCCTCCATGCGGTTCGCCTCTAGCGATCCGCACACGCAGGCATTCCTTACCGCGCAGGGCGGCGCTTGGCCAGACGCCCAGACGCTGACAACCACCATCGGCATTGTGAAGCAGTTCATCGCCACGGTGGCAGGCACGGACTTCAACCAGAAGATCGATGCGACACTGACGACGTATGGCCACCTGGCTGGCACCGATCTGTCGACGCAGCTTGGTGCCGTCGCTACGTTCGTGACGACGACTGTTCCGAGCTTGCTTGCCGTCGGGACGCCTATCGGGACCGTCGCGGCGGCAATAGGCGCGCTCAACGATCAGTTCGCGCCGGCCATCGCACAAGCGCAGCAGCTTGGTTACAAAGAGGCCGAACTGACGGACGCCCGCGACAAGGCGATCGCGGCTGTGACGAAAGAGATCGCGTTCTCGGGCGCGCAGCAAAATCAGCAATTTGTAAACCGAGCGCTTGCTGCTGGTGCCACGCTCAGCGGCAATCCGGCGGATGCCCGCGCGGCTGCGCTGGCGGCCTTCGACACACAGGCAGAACAGCAGCGGCATGATCTTTCGGCGTCACTCATCGCTCAGTGGCAACCCTCAACCGCCGACGCCTGGAAAAACGTCAACAGCGTTATCGCATTGCAGGAAACCGCGCTCGGGAAGGAACGGCTGGCGATCGCCAAACAATACGATGATGCGATCGTCGCGTCGGCGAAGCAGGCAGCCGATACTGCCGCAGCAGAGGCGAAGGCGGCGGCCGACGCAGCCGCAGCGTCGCAGGCCCAGCTTGTGGCAAATACCGCGATCACATGGGCCAACAACAACGCTGTCTACGGCCGGTACCTGACGGCACGCGCGGCAAACGACAACAACGCGACCGAAGCCTACGCGGCACAGCTCTACAATTTCGATGCGCAGGCGCAGCAGCAGCGCGATCAGCTATCGGCGACCCTCAAGGCCGCATTCGGCGACGCTTTCGCGCAGGACAAGAATTATGCCTATCTGGTCAAGAGCCTGGATACGACACTCGCGCAAGAGCGGCTTCAGATCGCCAAGCAGTTCAACGAACAGATCGCATCGGTCAGCCTTCCGATTATCACCTCGATCGCGCAGTACGCCAAGGGCCTGCAGACTGGTCAGCTTTCGCCCTTGTCGCCGCAGTCGCAATATGCGCTCGCCTCGCAGCAATTCGGCGCGACGGCAGGGGCAGCGGGACGCGGTGATCTCACATCGCTGCAGGACCTCTCCGGCGCCGCCGACACAATGCTCACTGCGGCGCGGGCGCTATATGGCAGCGGCCAATCCTACGTCGACGCATTCAACAGCGTGCTGGACGCTTTGACAAAGGTGTCGACGATGACGCCGGATACCCTCACCGCCTCGGTGCTGATGTCGGAGACACGGACGCAGACGCAGCAACTCGGCGACAAGCTGGATCTGCTGCGGTCGGAAGTCGCAGCGCTGCGCGACCAGGTCCGCCAGACCGGAAATATGCCATCCAGGTTGGCGGCATAAGAAGATGGCGGCCGACGGCGATCTCACCTTTTTCGCGGTGGAAATCCCGGTATTTAGGACTGGATCGGACATCGTCTCGCTCTCGCAGGGCGCCGGAACGCATCCCAGCGGCACGCTCTCGCAATTCTCCGATATGCTCCAAACAGATACCACCATTCTCGCGTCGGATATCGGATATCGCACGACATCCGGAGCACCTCGGGTTTATCCGCCGCGTATTACGGGGGCCTTCCAGATTGACCAGCGGATCAATCTCGATCCGACGCAGTCGGCGGTTGGCGCATCGTGGGGGCAGCTGTCGCTTTCGAATATCGATGGAGCATATGACTCGATTGCGGAAACCACGACATCCTTCGGGCAACTGGTCAGCATTTATTACGGCTCCAAGAGTTATGACGCGGCTCGGGGGATTATGGTCGATCCGCCGTATGGCTCACTCAAGCCGGTTGCTGTGCTGGCGCCGGAGCCATGGCTACTAACGTACAAGGAATTACAAATCCCTCTGCGAGATGCGACGTATCTGACGGAATTCCCGCTACAGTCACAAATCTACAGCGGAACGGGATCGTATGAGGGGACAGCCGCACTACAAGGCAAACCCAAGCCAATGGCGCGCGGTGGAACCGCCTCGGCTCCGATCTATAACATCAGTCCTGTTCTGATCGATCCTGCGCAGCTGATCTACCAATATACAGACGGGCCCGGGACGGTGGTTAGAGCCTATGAGGGCGGCGCGGCTGTCTGGACATCAGACGGCGATGTCTCCAGCCTATACGGCGGCAGCGTGCCGGCGGGACACTACCGAACGGACAACTCCCGCGGCTTGTTCCAACTAGGCTCCCAGCCTGTCGGGACGGTCACGGCGGACGTGACTGGAGCCTTTCCATCCGGGGCGACAATCTCGCAGGCGGCTCTGATCGCGCTCGCCCTGCTGCAAGAGGATCTCGCCGTCGCGCCAGGTGCGCTTGATGCCGATTCGTTCCATGCGGCAATTTCCAGCGTGCTACCGCCGTTTGTCGCTTCCGAGGGAGCCGGAACTAGGCCGTGTGGCACACTCTCGCAGCTAGAAGGGAGCAACACGCTGGCGACAGCGACCGATCCAGCACAAGGTGTGGCGGGCGTGTGGTGGTCCTCGGATTCGACAGTGGACGGTCCGGGAGCGCTCGACCAGATAGTCCGCTCTTTCGGCGGTCAGGTGATCTCCGATCGCAGCGGGAGGTTGCGCTTAGTCCTCTTGCGCGATCTGACTGCGAGCGACAGTCCCGTCATTCAATTAGATCCGACGAATATAGTGGCGCTAGATCGCCAGCCGTTGCCTGCTACCGTGCAACCGCCATGCTATCGCGTGCGCGTGGGGTACGCGACAAACCATACCATTCTGACATCGGGCCTATCACCGCAGGTATCTGCCGAACGCATCCAGTATTTGCAGTCGACTGGCGGGAACGCGACATTTATCTCGGACCAAGTCATGCGCGATTGGGTGCGGCCGACCGATCTGGGGCCGTTGCAATCTGTTATGCTCCAACTCGGTGACGCGCAGGCTGTCGCGGACATTCTTGGATCTCTTTGGAGCGTCCGCCGTGGATTTTATGCTGCGACTGTTCCAACGTCTCTAGCCTTGACGCTCAGTATTGGTGACGTCGTCTCTCTCGTCTGGCCTACGGGGAATCTCAATAGCGGCAAACTAGCCCAAATCGTCGGAGAGACATGGAAGTCATCCGATCCGACGATCACATTCTATCTGCTCGTGTCAGAAGTCTCTGCCGCTCCAACGGCGGTTGCTATTGCCGCCGCTCTCGCCGCCTATGATGTAACATCATACGGCGATGGTTCTGTCTATGCCGATCACTCGCTCGGGCTCATAAGCGGCCAACCGATCTCGGCATCTGATATTCTGGGCATCGTCAATGAGGCGCAAGCCGCGATTTCGCTCCTGGCCGAAATGGCCACGCAATGGAACGCCCTCGCTGCGCAGATTTCGGACTTGCAGCAACAGGCTGCGGCGGTGCCTGTCACGTCGCCGGATAATACGTGGATTTCCGCCGTCGGCGCCTGGTTATTCGACTCAGAGACGCCCCCCGTTAAGTGGGATCTCGTCGCCACGCAGGCGGGCACATCAGTGCGAGTGGCTGGCGTGATCGATGCGGCAACGGCCGGAACGACACTGTTGGGATGGAAAAGCTCGGCGATGTATCGACAGACCGGAGCCTCATGGTTCTCGTCTCCTCCGGTATATCCTGCGGTCTGGTCGTCCTCAACGGACCCTAGAATAACGACGACACCGCAGACATGGGGATCGCATAAGAATACGCATATCACACTGTCTGGCAGTAATCTCATTGCGACGGCCACTGCCAATGGCGTCGATCAGGTGGTCTCCTCAGCGCTAACGTATTCCTCTGGTAAATGGTATTGGGAAGTCCTTCTGACTTACACAGCCGATGGCGGGGCTGGGGTAGCGACGACACAGGTCCCGATTGGCGATGGTCAATGGCTTGGCAGCACGGACAATGGGATCGGCTGGTATCATGACGGCGCGATCTTCACGAACAACGCATACCAGACTTCATGGTCTCCGTTTACCTCAGTTGCGCGTCTCTGCTTTGCGCTAGACCTGAACAACAACAAGCTATGGGGCCGTGTCGGCACGACGGGGGATTGGAATGCATCCGCGATAACAAACCAGAACCCCGCAACCAATACCGGAGGATTTAGCTTGAGCACTGGCACGATGCTATCCTTCCCGATGGGGCCAGCTGCAAACCTGAAGAGCACGGCAATACCAGACAGCATCACCGGCGTTTTCGCTTCCGGGTCCTTCGTCGGCGCGCCCCCGTCCGGGTTCGCCCCGTTCGTCTCATGACAATCCAGGCAGGAAGCCCGCTGACGGCCGCTGACATAGCGGGTCTCAAGGCGCTCGCCGACGCGGCTCTGGCAACCGCGGACACGCAACTCGGCTATGTTTCTACGTATGAGGACCAGATCATCGCGCTCCAGGGAGGGACAAGCACGGGCACCACCTCGCCGGACAATACCTGGATCACCGGCGCCGATCAGGTCATCTGGGACAATGCCAGTCCTTCGCAGGCATGGTCCCTCGTCTTTTCTCAGGGTTCCGGCTTGCAGGTCGCGGTCAATGGCAATGTCGATGCGAACACTGCCAATGCGGCACTGCTAGGCTGGCTTGGCGGCAAGATTTATCACGAGAATTCCTCATCGCCACCCGGATGGTACGTGTCAAACCCAACGGCTCCGCCGTCCTGGTCTGTGACGATTGATCCGCGGTGACTTCCGTGTCCCAACCATAGCGTGATCTGAGGAAACTAGATGGCAATCACTACAGGAGTGGTCGTTAGCCTCGCGGACATTCTCGCGATCAAGGCGACGGCAGACGCTGCGGCGGCAAAGACCGCTACTGTGCAAACGCAGATCGCCGCGATGCAAGCCCAGGTCATTGCGCTGGCGTCCGGTGGCTCTGTCGCTCCAATCACGAGCCCGGATGGCACATGGATCACGACATCAGACCGAGTAATCTATGATAATCACTCTCCGCCATGGCCGTGGACTCTGACGGCTGTCGCGGGGAAGGGATTGGTGGTCCAGGCAAATGGCACGCTGGATGCGAACTCTTCCAACGTGGTAAAACTCGGCTGGGCCGGAAACAAGATCCACCAGGAGAACAACTTTGTTCCCCCTGGATGGTGGTATTCCGACCCGGTATCGCCTCCGGTCTGGATAGGCGAAAACGATCCTACACTGGTCGCCGGTCCTCTGACGATCACCGGTATCTCGCTTTCGAACGCTTCGTTTACCGGAGGGGCGCCGAGCGGGACCGTCGTTGGCACGATCTCTGTGCTCACAACCGGCGGAGCGTATTCCGGCAGCCTGGCGCTGACCGGCACGGATGCAGGTAGATTCGCAGTCTCATCAGGCTCGCTCGTGACGTCCGGGGTTGTCGCTGCCGGCAACTATAATTTCAACATCGTCGCCACACAGGCTGGCGCAATCGGCTCGCCATACACGTCAGCTAAAACTGTTACGGCATCCTCCGGCGGCACGTCAGGGTTCTTAAACGGCTATCACCTGACGTTCGATTGGGAGGCGAACGACTTCGTAAACAACCCGACTCCCACGGCCGGAAAGTTCACGACGACATTGTCCTCTGGGCTTCGCTATCTCGGCAACGGTGATCAGGAATATTGGGCCGACTCGTCGACCGGGCAGAACCCTTTCAGTCTCAGCAACGGGGTGCTGAACATAGCCGCGACCTATGTCGGCTCAGGCAACACCCCTGGAGGCGGCAGCCTTTCGTATGTATCAGGGCTTTTCACGACGCAGGGTTTTTTCTCGCAGAAATACGGCTATTTTGAAATGCGCGCCAAGCTGCCAGCAGGCGTCGGCATGTGGCCGGCATTCTGGATGCTGGACACTGACTCCAACGTGGGCGGCATGTGGCCTCCCGAGCTTGATGTGCTCGAGGCATTCGGCGCTCCGAACTCAGGCGGCGAGGGCGGCACGAACAAGGCGCACTGGGGTGTGCATAGCCAAAACGCGGGACAGGAGGCCGGCGGCTGGGTGACTCTCGGCAGCGACGGAACCACGCAGTTTCACACCTATGGCGTCCTTTGGACATCTGCGACGCTGACATTCTACTATGATGGCGTGTCCGTTGCATCGACGGCGACTCCGACTGACTATACGAAGCAAATGTATATGATCGTGAACCTCGCCGTGGGCGGCACGTGGCCGGGCAACGCGACGGGTGAAAACGCCACGATGCAAGTCGACTACGTGCGCGCTTTCTCGAATGACGCTGCCATTCCGCCAGTCGTGCTCCAGACAGTATCCTCTCCCGACGGCGGCGGGACGTCGCTCTATGGTGCAACCTCTGCATCGTCAGGTGGCACGTCGCCTGGCGGTTTCACGATCGGAAGCGCGGTCGCCAACCCGTCATCTGGAACCCTGCTGAATGTCAATCTGACATCGCAGACCGGTCAGGTTGTCGGCCAAAGCCTGTTCGGCATCTCATCATCCTCAAACAATCACACATTTGCGGATACTTTCGCCGATGCAGGATGGGTATCAACGATGGCACCCCTTGATTTCCGGGGGTGGCGCTTACAAGGCGAGAATCTCATCGGGTCGATATTCCCTTCGGCAAGTTCCTCCACCGGGGCTGACTTCACGGGGGCGATCTCAATTCTAGCAGCGCACATCAGGACCGCGCTACCAAATGCCGAACTGATGTGGACTTGTGTTGATCCCGGCATGTTGCCGGCTTATCAGACATCATCGGCTTCTGTGTTTGCCAGCCAAATGGTTCAAATCGCGACGTATCTGGAGAGCCATGGCGTTCACGTAAAATATTGGGATTGCCTCAACGAACCGGAGTCGTCCACCTCATCGGCACAGGGCAAGGCTTTTAGCGCTGCGGCCTTTACGGCTCTGAATGCCATGAACAAGGGTTATCAATTCGGCACGAGTCCGACAGGTCCGATGGGGATCATCGTCTCTCCGTGGCCAGCAGACTGCATCGCCGGCTATCCCGCAATGGATTACATATCCGGCCACTGGTATGGGGGCGCTACGGATACTGGCAGCATTGCGCACGACCTCTCAATCGGCGGTGATTGGGATGGAGGCAACGCAGTCGGTCCGCTTGCATCAGGGCCTAGTGTCGGTTCCGGCTGTGCAATAGCCAATGAGACCGTCAACGGTAAGAAATACCCATTCGCCCTGACCGAATACGGCTTTAGCTACGGCGGTGGCGGCTACACGAATGCCGCTAGCACGAACATGATTGCAAGTTGCGCTTATGGCTCCCTCCTCATCGCTGGTGTGTTGAGCAATCGGATCTGGGCCTCCCACGTATGGGACGCCGGCCAGCACGTTTATGGATTCTCGAACTACCTCGGAGGCGTAGCACCGCACGTCATCATGCTCTCGCAGGGCGGTCAAAAGATGCCCGGCAATATCGTGTGGTCCCGTCTTGTGAAAGACGCGTACAGTGCCTCCGGTGTCGGTGGCGGCGGAGCCGGCCCATACCTGAGCGTGCTGGCAACGACCAACGGACTGATGATTATCAACAGCTCGCAAACGACCGCGAGCACCGGGTCTATCGTGCTGGGCGGTCTGCAAAATACGACCCTCAAAAAATGGCAGCAGGTCGCCACGGATTCATCTGGAGGGTTCAGCAATAACGTCGGAACGACAACCACTGAAACGGTTGCTGCAGGAGGGGTTCTGGCGGCTCAGACCTTCCCGCGGCTCAGTGTGACAGTATACTCGCCGTGACCGCGCTATTCGGCTGGGATAACTATGTGACGCGACCAGGAACTACGATTACATCATGGTCGGAGGAGCCAACACTGCCCGCGGCGAATATTGCGAACCCATACGGCTCTTTTTCGACAGGATGGCAAACTCTTACCGGAGATGTCACAAATGCCGACGGCGCACGGATTCAAATAACCCCTGCCAGCACGGGTCTGCCGTGGGTCGTTGCAGGGATATTCCGGACCAACCTGACGTCACAGTCCTCCGTGTCATTCGCGCTATATTCCGGCGGCACTCAGACCTTGGTTCAGGTCATGGCTGGACCGGCCATCGGCTTTGGGCAGGTTGTAACCGTGTTCCCGGCAGGAACAACGGCGGATGCTTTGATCATCTCAATAGACGACTCCTCAAATCCCGATCAGAATATCAACGTCCCTCTGGTGTATGCCGGCACTGCTTGGGTTCCGGCGACCGGCCCGGCCTGGTCTAGCACGATTGGTCGCGACGATGCGACCGACCTGGTGGTAACGCGAGGAGGTCAGGAAATCGTCAATCTCCTGTGGCAGCGACGGCGATGGGAGATCGCGCTTGACGGAATTCGCGCATCTGAGGTCTGGGCAAATGTGGATAATCTCCGCATGACGGCGCGGCGCGGCGGCAACGTGATTTATGTTCCCAACGTGGACTCGGCTTATGTGGCACAGGAAGCCATCTTTGGCATGCTCCACGAAACGGCTGACATCACATTCCCCTATATGTCGGCGGATCGCCGGGCATGGCGTGCGCGAGTGACAGAAAGGCTCTGACCGATGCTCGGCAATTTCATCTTAGAGACGGCCAATGCGCCCGGCACTGCGGCGACGGTCACCCTTGCCGGAGCGGCGGCAGGCCGGGTCGCGTTCTCGCAGAAGTTCCAGACCGGGGCACCATGCTATTATTTTCTAGACGACGGGAGCCAAGCGGAGGCAGGCAGCGGCACGTTCACCGTGGGGCCGCCGAACACGATCTCACGCGCGACGGTAATCTGGAACTCTGCCGGCAATACGTCGCGCCTCAATTTTACCGGTCAGACACGCATCTATAACGAGATACCGGCGGAACGGAGGCTCTGGCTCGACACAGCTCTCAATCTGGCGCTGCCTGGAAACGTCGACGCTCCATCGCTGAACCAGGGACAGCTCGCAGGTTTCCGCAACGCGATCATTAACGGCGCGATGGAGATCGCGCAGCGCGGGACGTCATTCACGACTCCGGCCAGCAATACGCTAACCCTAGATCGCTGGCGGATTGTCTATGACGGGTCGGGAAGCACATTCACGGTGAGTCGCCAGCCTGTAGCGAATCAAGCATGGCTCGACAAAGGCTTCCGCTACATGCTGCAATACGCGCAGACGGTCGCCGGCTCGGGCGGGACAACTCGGCAAATTATACACAAGATCGAAGGCGTCAGGAGCTTCGCAGGCCGCAACGTCACTGTATCTATCTCCGGGTATTCCGACGCGCCGCGCACCGTTACCGTCTGGTTTGCTCAGGTATTCGGAACAGGCGGATCGCCATCTGCAACAGTCAACTCGGCGACGCAGAACTGGAGTCTTACGACTACGCCAGCGGATTTCTCGGCCACATTCGCCTTACCTACGATCAACGGAAAGACACTAGGGTCGAACAACGACGACTCCCTGACGGTCCTCATGAATTTGCCTTTGAATACAGCGCATACGATCAACATGACGGGCGTCACGGTAGAGCCGGGCATTGTCAAGACACCGTTCGAGTGGAGGCCGCCGCAGCAGGAATTGGCGCTGTGTCAGCGGTATTACCAGACCGTCGGATGGCAGACAAACGGTTATAGCACCGCCGGCACTTCCTACGCTCTCAACGTTCCATACCCGGTTGTACTGCGTGCGACACCCACCGTCACCCCTAGCGTGGGTACGCAGACGAACTGTAGCGGCGGTACTGCGATCGCAGTCGGCGTCAGCACATATCAATATTCGACAACGGTCACTGGAGCTGGAGTCTTCACATACACCGGAACGGCAACAGTCTCCGCGGAGCTCTAAAGATGGCAGCATACCACCTCATCGCCGGGCACCCCGCCGTGCTTCGCATCTCTGACGGCGCAGTAATCCCTTTCGCAGCGGGGAATACCGACTATTCCGTTTATGTGGACTGGCTTGCCCTCGGCAACACGCCTGATCCAGCGCCGCCGCCGCCGCCTGGCCCGGTGATCGAGCAGAGCGCCACGTCGCTCCTAATCGCCCAGGCGAAAACCCACGTCCAGCAAGGCAATCATGCCGAGGCGCTGGATGCCATCCTGCAACTCCTCGAAAGGACCGCCGTATGACCGCGACCATCATCTCGAATACGCCGCCGTTCGGCGCGCTGACCAACGCTACCGTGGCGCAGCTGTTCGCTGTCAACCAGGCGGTGGTTCGGTTGCAGGCGGCGGTGGCGAATGCAGCGACAGGCTACAGCGGAACTGCTGGTACGGAATACGAGACCGGAACAAACTTCGGAGTGGCAGCCAGCGCAACGCCAGGGCAAAAAGGCGCGGACTACGCGTACGCGGTAGCAAACCTGGGAACCGCGTGGGCGACATTCTGGACAGCCGCTTTAGCCTCTATCCAAGCTCTGGACAACGGCGTCACGGCATAGCGGGAGGGGACAGGGCGTGCCTCTGCGATCGCTCGAGGCCGTAGACGCAGACTCGGTCTGTCGTGTAGACCAACCAAGCCAGGAGGTTCGGACGATCTTCTTGGCTTCCTCTCCAGAAACTCGCGGCCGGGATGCCTCCCGGCCGTATCTTTGAGCAGGCGCCGGTGAGAGATGGCGGCGCGACCGGCGCCACCTAATGGACAAACTCCTTGGCAGAATCTGTTCGCCGGCTGGCCGGCTATCCTCGCCGCACTGTCCGCCGTCTACTTTGCCGGAACTCTGTTGTCCCGGGTCGGTCCGATCGAGGATGACCTGAAGAACCGCGAGCACCTTCTGCCAGTCATTCAAACCTCCGCTCGTCTAAATTCTTTGGAGGAGATCCAGAAGTCAGTCGTCGCCAAGGAGCAACAGATCAAGTCGGAACTCGATGCCATGGGATCGCGCGTGTCGCGGCTTGACGACATCAGCGTCAAGGGCGTTGATCAGTGGAGTACCATGCTTCAACGTCTGTCGACGCTGGAAGCGGCCGAACCGGAACTGAAGGACCGGGACAACAGAATGCTGGCCGAACTATCCGCTTTAATCAACTCAGTCGCCATGGCGCGGGCAGAGGCTGCCGCCGCCGTCGCAAGACTCAATGCGCTGGAACAGTTGACGCGCGATCACGTGGAGCACGATGCGGCCGACCGGCGGCTGGATCGGATGGGAGTTAAGGCACCGTAACCGCCAGGCGTGGAATAACCGGCGGCGGTGACTTCCGTGCCAGGAACTCGGGCTCCTCCCACCACCGGATCTTGCGGGCGATGATCGGCCGCATGCCAGGTCGCAAGATCAGGCTCAGGTCCTGATTCATTTGCAGCACTTCTTGCCGCAGCAGGACCGGCCGCGGATGCGGATGCCGGCCCTCGGTCTGCGCGGCAGGTTTCATCCACGACATCCACCGCGGACGGTTCGAGGTCTGCACCTGCACCGTCCGGTTGCCAACGCGCTTCTCGATCTGCTCGGCCAGCTTCTCGTCCGACGTGCCCATGATGATCTCGGCGCCGACGTTGTCGAATATCGAACTCGCAGCGTAGGGACCATACGCATCCATAACTTGTGGCCGGTTCTGCACGATCAGCAGCATCCGCAAACCATAGCCGCGGACGTATTCGAGCGCGTGCGACAGCCGATCCATCCGACCGAGCTGCGCGAACTCGTCCAGCAGCATGAGCGCCGGGACCGTCAGCGTCGCGTCCTGATCCGGCGTCTTGGTCGTGTTGAGCGACAGCATGGCGTCGAATAGCAACCGCAGCAGCGGCGCGTTGCGCGGAATGTCGCCCGGGGAAACTCCGATGTAGATCGACATCGGTCGCCGGCGGAT